TCTTTGTCTTAGCTCGTCCTTGCTTCAATACGTACTTCTCTCCTGTGAGAGACGATAGTCTTAATAGTCTCATCCATATAGAGATATCAACCTTTTTCCATTCCTCATCGCTTATCACTTTATCACTGAACGTAATCAATCCACCAGGTCCTATTCCATCTTTACTTCTTGCATTAATCGCTGTGATTTCGTCTTGAGTCGGTACAGTAAGTGTGATATAATCCACATTAGTAGGAATAGCTAGTTGTCCTGAACTGGGATCAATGTATCCTAACTCACCGGGCTGTCTATACTTGATTACATTCTTATAGCTGGGTTGTCCTCTTTGATTTAGGACTGTTTCTCTTACAGTATATCTATTAGCATTGTTATCAAGTGCCGACTTATTAAGCGCCTCCACTGACTCATCTTTCAGCTCTTCAGCAATAGCTTTAGGGATTCTAATGGCACCAGCATCAACAGCATTCTTCTCTTCTATCGCATCCTGAGTCTCTAGTACTTTAGTCTCCTGCTTAGTCACCTGAATGATCTCATTAAGCTCATCAATGGGCCCGAATAGAATATCCTTTAGTATCTGAGTGAAGTTACATAGCTTGAACATAATAAGCCCAACATTCTCTAGTGTAGGACGCTCAAAGTTAGTAATCATACCAGTGATGAATGCACCAACTTCATCTTTGATGCGCTTTATGTTCTCAGGAGAGAAGAACTCTGTTATCTCAGTATTAATCTTATCAATCTGCCTTCCAATAGCAGTCTTAGCATCTCCAATCATAACGCCCAGGTCTTCAATTGCTTCCTTAATAGCATCATCAATCTTCTTAGTTATCTTATCTACTAGTTCATCGATAGCTTCAAGCAACTTTTCTTTCATCTCCTCTAATGTAATCTTCACTCCTAAAGAGATAGCTAACTTAGAGATATCTAGATCAGGAAACTTTAACCCGGCTAGATCTGTGAGAGTGTTGTCAAGCAGAGTTAAACCCGCTGAGAGTATGTCCAATATCTTCTGATACTGTCCACATAGACCTGCTGTGATAGCTATTCCTAAGTTAGCATTGAAGTGAAAGTCAATGTCAGATAGAAAGCTATCCAGTACAGACGATGGGCCGCTAGATTTGTTGTACTTTGATAGTGCTGTTGTTATGGGGAAAGTGTTTATGTTATTCTGTAGTACAAAGTCCGCCACTTCAGTATAAGTGATAGGAGCTTGATCGAATCTATTGTATAGTGTAGGATACTTATCACTCAGGCCTGCTATGCCCAGTATGACATTCAATCTATTTGTCACATCAATAACAGCACTTCTATTACTGACCTGGTCGAGAGGATCAGTCTGTGATATTATAGCAGATAGATCAATGATCTGCCCAGGCTGTACAACTAGATCCGAGAATCTACTTGCTATGGGCGTTGTGTTATTACATTCAATAGACATCTATTTACTCTTTCTTTTAAATTAGTTGTTGACAATGTACAAATTTGTGTTATAATAAAAGCTGCAACCTTTGCATACCGGGTGCCATACAGTAAGCCTGGATCAGATCCTTCGAGATCCTTCGCCTGGATCACTCTTGAGCCCGGGCCTGGATCAAATATCTTTTAAATACTTCTTGACAATGTACAAATTTGTGCTATAATAGAAGTTACAACCAAAGCATTTGTACTATCCGTTATGTATTTATTAAGCATCATCTGATCTCATAATGCTAGTAATGCCGTGCCACCATCTCTTAGTGACAGGAGCTATTTCGGGAGTGACTACGTTTGTTATCTCTTGGGGCTTGACAACAGAAGCTATCTCTGTTAAACTTACATTAGGAACTACTCCTGTCGCTTTCTGTAGTAGCTGAGGAGCAATCGATGCTGTGATAGATGTTGTTGCTAATGCACCCGTTACTGCCGCTGTAGCGTTACCGATATTAACTAGCGTTCCATCCATGCTCAATATGCCAGTAGTTCCTATTCCAAGTAGGCCTGTTGCGTGAATGTCAATTGTTCCTGTAGCTTTGATTCCGATTGAAGCTAATGCACTAATGCCAATAATACCAGTTGAGTTGATGTTCATCGTAGCTAATGAGTCTAATCTCATAGATGTCTTACTACTGATATCCACACCGATATGTCCTACATCTGGATAAGGCAGTGTCTGCTTAGAGATAGCTGGTAACCCAGTGCTGTGTATCTTCGTGTATGCTATACTATACAGATTAGTCTTATATGAGTCAACATGAAAGTCTCCTCCGTCCCCGGCGATGTTCCCCGGCATGAGACATTTGAAATACATTCCACCCAGGGTCGATAACGCTTTCAGATTCGTCTTGGCAACCATATTGATATCATCAGCAGTTGCATACAGTCCGACACCCGCTCCAGATATGTTCACTTTAACACCAGCATCTAGATTGATGTTACGAGCAGCACGTACATTAAAGTCTGTACACTCGATATCAAGTCGTCCATTCACACTGATCTTCCCAGACTTCCCTACTTTCAGTGTATAGTCTTCGTCTATAGTACTATGAGATGAACCCCTAACATATGTTGACTCGATGCCCTGGGTTGTGTTATACTTGTCAGCAAAAGCTTTAACAAAGATAGTCCCATTCGCATCTATTTGAAAGACTGATCCAGAGCTATGAGAGATCAGAAAGTAATCACTATTCTCTCCATCTTCGCCTGATCCTAGTACAATGAAGTTATCCCCATCCTTTGACTTCACTACAGTGTTCGTATAGTTGTTCTCAGGCATCATGATAGGCGGCTCATCGAACGTCTCGCCGTTAGCTTGGGGTATTGCTGTATTAGAGAACACTCTCTGAGCAAGCGTCTGTCCCTTTGAGGCGCCTTCCCCTCCTTGATATCTGTGTAGATCAGGCTGTCCAAACTTATGAACTGACTCAGGAGGGATATAGCTGTCCTCTCCAGGTTGACCAGTTCCGCCTGGAAAGGATAGATTCATCCCCGGCATTCTTCCAATGATCATAGGTTGTTGAGCTTCTCTTCCATCTATAAAGAACCCAAAGACCCAATCCCCAACAGTAGGAATAACAGGAGAAACTCCATACGTTCCATCCAGCACGGTCGCCCAGGGTAAATGCTCAGTAGGAACATTATCACTATCTCCCTCAGTATCACGAGGAGGATGTATTCCAAATGCTCTTACTCGAACCCGGCCACTATTAGTCTTATCGTGATTGTCTTCTACGACACCCACAAAATGTAACATATTATTAAACCCACTCATGAAGCTAATCCACCTTTCGTAATCGCTATCGTCTGCTTAAACTCATCACCACTAAACTTACTGGTCATCCCTAATACAATATACTTCCCACTTCTCTCTCTATCAATCACTTTGCTCCCTGATATAGTATGGCTAAACTTGTATAGCTCAAGGTTAATGATGTTACCAGGGTATAACTCATGCCTACCATTAATCTCTACAGTAAACGAGTTCCTATTCATATGATAGTCCACTACAGGCTTCGTAGTATAGTTCTCATAGAAGTGCTGATAAGGCTTTAACATATTATCCTGTTGTTCGCCTTTGTTCTGTCCTATCTGCGGGAAGTCAGTAACTAAGATAGTCTCAGGAGCTTCGGTCGCCCCCATATAACTGTTGACAAACTCTTCAGAGTGTGTTAGCTTCAGGTCGCTCGGTGCAGTGAAGTTCTTATACTCTGTAGTATAGTCAAACTGCCTTGTGATACGTGTCCTGTAGTTGATGTCAAGCTCTGTAACGGTTCGTCTGTAAGCGCCTTGCTTCATATCAGCGATTGAATCGACCTTATCACCATATGTTATCTCGTTTACACTCTGCTGTGCTATCTTCTGGCCTGCGCCTGTGTTATCATCAACAGTGTTGTATATAAAAAATAACGGGTTTAATTCTTCCTCGCTTTTTCCCTCAAAACTGCCGTATTTATTGATTAGATACTCATGCGTACAAAAGTAATACTTCTCTCTTGTCTCAAAGAATCTATACAGGGATGTTTTATTTGTTGCGCTATACGCTCTCCTAGATAAAAACTGCATTGCTGCGTCTGCTCTAAGGCTTGGGATGACTAGAGTCTGTTCTCCGCTTGTTTCTTCTATCTCTATCTCTTTATCTGTCTTAGTGTTATCAGTAATAAAGTATTCATTATAGATAGTTTGTACTATATCGCTTATCTTTGTCTTATCGAATGATCTTCTTATCTCTTTAGTATCTGATATAAGCTTTTGATTAGTCGTGAATCTTAGTGTATATGAAACCATTCTATCATTGACTGAGTTACTAGGCTTTATGTTGTCTACTGCATACACATAGAATGAATATGTTTTTGTTTTACCATAGAAATCTGTTACTACAAGTTCTAATTGTTCTTCTCCTCGTAGCGGAACGTCTTCTATTAGATTGTTACTCTCGTTTAATATAAGATGACCTGAGACGAATGGGCTATCCATACTCTCAGTGATAGCAAAGTTGACTACTGTCTTTGTTACATTGATATGATCGGGCTCGTCACTTCTTTTTGATCTATCGGGATCAGGAAATAATGGACGAATGATCGCACTGTTGAGTGTATAGAAGCCCGCTTGGGTTAACTTAGTCGTCATTTAATGCATCTCGTAGTGAGTCTTTAATATAAGGAGCGAGTGATTTGTTAATTAAAGAAATCTCTCTTCTTTGCTCGTTTAAATCGAATTCATATTCATATACTCGTACTGGATAGAACTCCGCTCGGGCTTCATTACTAGCATTAAGGTAGCTTGCTCTATTAAGAGAGATATCAGGATCAGTGTGACTTTGATAATGTAGAATATTAGATCCGATGGTAGCATTTCTACACCATTCTATTACGGCATCTCCTGTCGTTCCAGACTCACTCGCATACTGAACTTTTAAATACTCTTCGAATCCTTTAATAGACTTAGGCCATTGTGTGTACGGATCAATAATATCATTAGATAATAGAACTAACCACGCTAGAGCGGGATCGTCATAGTAGTAGAATGCTACGTCTTCGGGCTTCTCGCCTTCTTCTACTCTATAATTCATGTACGCTAGTGCGTCTGTTCCAACAACCTTTGACAATATAGCTTTGCGAGTAATGTCTAGTAGTGTTGTTCCATTAAAATCTACTTTGGGAAATGATGAGAAATACATATTATGCTCCTGGCGTGAATGTTACGCCACTAATACCTGTTGGTGTTGTGCCCGCTATCTGAGCATCTGAGAATCCTTGTGCTTTTAATGCAGCCTTTGTTGATACTCTGTTCTCAATTGCCCCAGATGGTAACTCTTTAGCCACAGTAACTTCATCGCTTGACGCTGTATTATTAGATGCTATAGGTTGTCCGTCAGGCGTTCTTACTTGAGATGGATTATATGATGGAAACTCTCCGTCTCCAATTAAATTATCTGTTACTGCTTCATCGATCTTCTCAGTAATTGCTTCTTCTAGTATATCAGATGGAGAATTGTCGTCTGCTGTATGGATATATGCTTCATTTAATGTCATTGTGATACGAATAGCAGATGGCTTACCACCTTTATTAAGTGCTATTCCATTGGGAGTGTAGTCAATACTTAGCTGTGATATCATTGATGTCTTAAATCTAAAGAAATATGACTGATCTATTCCCTGAAAATATGTATCGACCATAGCGGGATATCTCATTATACCCCTATCAAGTACTGTTGCTCCAGTCACTGTGTCTCCAAGTGGACTTCCAGTCTTGGGTAGAACCATACGCTGTAGAGTACGAATAATCTTCTTGAGTTGTCGTGCTTCTTTCTCGCTCTCAGGAGACAATAGCCACTCTAGTGAGTGAACTTTAAGATCAACTCCACTAAACACAAGAGTAGCGAATGGGTTAATTGCTGTTCCTCTTCCTACTCCGATACCATTAGCGAGATCAGGAGATACTGATCCTAGTCCTGCTCTTGTAAGGAATAGTGCTGAGTCTGTCGCAGTAGACAGAGCCTCACTTAATTTAGCTGTATCTCCTTTAAAAGCTGAAAGAGTTGCCCCTGCTAGACCCTTAGCTCCATCAACGGCTGCTTTCCCTAGATTCTTACCTATTGCATTTATAGCATTAGGATCACTTGCTAATTGAGCGGCACCAGCTCCTAAGACACCCAGCTCGTTACCACCAACATTAATCTTATAATTGTCTTGAATTTGTTTTGGTAACGGGAGAAGTACTTCAGCGAGAGGGATCGCTTCTGATCCATTGGTTCCACCATAGCTATACTCAAAGAATCGCATAAGAGTACCATGCGCTCCCAGATTGGCAGGGAATTTCATAATACTTGTTGGGCCCTTTTGCTCAACTTTACGTTGTGCCATAGCTTCTAGTGGGCTTGTTTTAAGTAATCCTGTTGTCATCTTCTTTTGACCTTTGTATAAATATTGAGTGATTAGAGTCTATTGTTATTTATATGAACTGGAGTAATTGTGTCGAGATATCATCAGGGTAGATTTCAGCCCAGAAATCCTAAGAAATACAAAGGCGACCCTACTAATATTATTTATAGGAGTGGGTGGGAGCTTAAGCTCATGAATTATTTAGATAAACATCCACACGTTACAAGATGGAACAGCGAAGAGGTTGTTATTCCATATAGATCTTGTGTGGATGGTAAAATGCATCGATATTTTCCAGACTTCTATGTTGAGAAAACAAATCCAGTGGGTAAAAAAGAGAAAGTTCTTATCGAAGTCAAGCCCTATAAGGAAACTATTCCACCCAAAGTCCAAAACACCAAGAAGAATAAGCCTACTAAGCGATACTTAAATGAAGTCAAGACTTGGGGCACGAATAGCTCTAAGTGGAATGCGGCTGAAGAGTACTGCAAAGACAGAGGATGGAAGTTCCAGATAATCACAGAAAAAGAATTAGGTATTAAGTAGTCGTATAAATACAAGATAGATTAGAATAAGGTCAATGATCTTAACATAAACTTAATAGTCAGTAATCTCAAGGACGGCCGCATGATGACTCCATTAGAAGAATTAAAAAAACTTATGCAACAAGCTGACTTGTTGAAAAAGGCGGAGCAAAAACGCATCCTTGAAGAAGAGCTGGCAGCACCTGCGCTCGAAACACTTAAATCTCTTTTGAGCGAAAGTACACCCAAACATATTTCAAAAGAA